ACGTCAAAAATCACCTTCAAAAGTAGGTGTTGGTACTCATCCACAACGAAAACCAAAGAATAATTACTTCTCAAATTTGATGAAAACCGAAGAAGGAAGAGCCTTGCGAAAGCAGTGGTCATCAAAGAAAAATTCTAACATTAAAAGAGGAAGACCTAATGGAGTTCCAGATGGATTTACAAATGAACAAATCTTACCAATCAGAAAAAAAGCGAAAGAAGAGGCGAGGAAGGTAGTAGAAATTATGGCTGAACAAATTGAAGACGATTATTCAAAAGAGGCATTAACAACGGCAGTTGAAATTATGCGAGTGCCACAAGATAGCCGAAGTAGAATTGCAGCTGCTAGATTAGTCTTGGATTTTACAAAATCAAAACCAGTAGCAAAATCAGAAATTGCTGTAGCTAAAGCCGAAGAGTTTTTAGCAAGTCTATTAGATAACGAAGAAGAGGAAGAGCAAAAAGATGGACAAGAGATTACTGAAAGTAAGGAAGAAACTTTATAACGAATTTCCATTTTACTCAAAATCCTCTCTTAAGATAAGAACAAAAAAAGGTGAAATAACAACCTTAAAGCTAAACCCAGCTCAAAAGATTTTACAAAAAGCATTAGATAAACAAATTAAAGCCGAGCAAAAGATAAGGATAATTATCTTAAAAGCTCGTCAGCAAGGTCTAAGTACCTACGTTGGTGGTTACTTATACTTTAGTGTATCCCAAAACAGGGCAAGAAAAGCTATGGTGATTACTCATCATGCCGATAGTACAAGAGCTTTGTTTGATATGACAAAGAGATTTCACGAAAATTGCCCTGATATTCTTAAACCCAATACAAAGTATTCATCAAGAAGGGAGTTAAGTTTTGATCAACTCGATAGTTCATACATGGTCGCTACGGCTGGGAGTGAGGCAGTTGGTAGAGGAGAAACTCTATCTCATGTTCATGCCTCGGAATTGGCATTTTGGAATAAGTCAACTGCTCAAGAGAATTTCAATGGCTTGGTACAAGCTGTTCCGAACACTCCTAATACAGCTATCTTTATCGAAAGTACGGCAAACGGACTAACTGGTATTTTTTATGATCTTTGGAGAGGTGCTATTGATGGAAGCAATGGATTTGTTCCAGTTTTTATTCCTTGGTTTACTGATCCTGAGTATAGAGTACCCATAACAAGTAAGAAAAAGTTTGAAAGAACTCCTGAGGAAAAAGACTTAGCTAAGAAGTATAACTTAGATAATGAGCAGCTAAACTTTAGAAGACAAAAGATTGCACAAAATGGTTTTGACCTATTTAGGCAAGAGTATCCAAGTGAGCCTGATGAGGCTTTCTTAACTACTGGTAGACCAGTGTTCAATCCTGATCAACTTACGAAACTAATAGATACTACTAGGGATGTTGAGCAAAGACTTGCTTTAGAAGGTGAAGACTTTGTCGATAACCCTAGAGGTGAATTAACTGTTTATAGGAAGCATGACGAAGGAGAACAATATGTTTTGGGGGCAGATATTGCTATGGGGATCAGAAACGGAGACTACTCGGTTGCCCAAATCCTCGATAGTAAAAAAAGACAAGTGGCAACTTGGAGAGGTCATGTTCATCCAGACTACATGGCAGAGATACTATATGCATTGGGTAAGTATTATAATATGGCTTACATCTGTGTTGAGAATAACTCGCATGGTATCTTAACTTGTACAAGATTAGGAAAAGATTTTAACTACCCTAATTTTTATACCGAAATACAACATGACAAAATTACCGATAGAGAAACTGTTAAGTTAGGTTTCACTACAACAACAAAAACCAAGCCTTTAGTAATCGATCAATTAAGAGCATCGATGAGGGAAGGTGAATTAGAGCTAAACGATAAAACTACGATAAGAGAAATGATCTCTTACATAGTTACCGAAACAGGAGCAATGCAGGCTGAAGAAGGTTGCTTTGACGATTGTGTAATGGCTTTAGCTTTAGCAAATTATGTGCATGAAGGTGCATGGAAACCAGTGGAGAGTTCCGATGAATATTACATTGAGGTTATTTAATGGCTGAGAAAAAAGACTATAAGAAAATGGAAGACGATGACATACTCAAAGCAGTTGAGATAAACATTAAGTCTTCAATTGGTTACTACGATAGCCAACTTTCAAAAGAAAGAAAAAAGGTAACCGAATATTATAATGGTACTTTACCTAGACCTAGCCATGACGGAAATTCCAAATATATTTCGCAAGACGTTTACGATAGTGTTGAAGCATTAAAGGCAGCTCTTTTAGAAACTTTCTCGGCTGGTAATAAGATAATTAGGTTTGCTCCTCAAAATGCCGATGATGTAAAGATGGCTGATGTTTGTTCTGAATATACTGATTATGTAATGTTCCGACAAAACGATCTCTTTAAAACAATGTCTACTGTTCTTCATGATGGATTAACATCTAGAGTTGGAATAGCAAAAGTCTATTGGGATACAAAAGAAGATATTGAGCCACAAGAGTTTGAAAACCTAACTCAAGACGAACTCGATATGATCTTAGCCGAAGATGATATTGAACTTGGAGAAACCGAAACAAATGAACTTGGATTAGTTAGTGGAACTTTATTTAAGTCTAGAGATGTCTCTCAAGTTGCTATAGAGGCAATTGCCCCTGAGGAATTTATAATTGAGGCTCAAGCAAAAGACTTAGAAAGTTCAAACTTCTCGGCTCATAGAACTAGGAAGACTTTAACCGATTTAAGGTTAATGGGATACTCCGAAGATAAACTTAAAAATATCGGAAATTCTGAAGATATAGAACTTGAGACTGACCCTGAGATATTAGCAAGGTTTGAAACTATAGGAGCTGATAGAGGCTTTAGTGCATCAGGATATCAAGATCAAATTAGAAATATCATGTGCTACGAATGTTACATTATGCTCGATGTCGAAGGAAGTGGTGAGGCAAGATTACATAAGGTAACTAAGGCTGGTAATGTCGTTCTTGAGATTGAAGAAGTTGAAAGAAGACCTTTTGTTTCTTTTGCACCTTTACCGATACCTCATAGTTTTTATGGCTCTAACTTTGCCGAGAAAATAATAGCAACTCAAAATGCTAGAACTATCTTAACTAGATCAATCTTAGACCATGCTACAATTACTAACAATCCTCGTTATATGGTTGTTAAGGGTGGATTAACTAACCCTAGAGAACTCATCGATAATCGTGTTGGTGGCTTGATAAATGTAACTCGCCCTGATGCAATACAACCAATGCAACAAGCACCTTTAAATCCTTTTATATTTCAAACATTACAATTGTTAGATGAAGATAAAGAGGAATTTACTGGAACAAGTAAGCTATCTCAAGGTCTCAATAAAGATGCCATAAGTAAGCAAAACTCGGCTGCCATGGTAGAGCAATTAGCTACAATGTCTCAACAAAGGCAAAAGATAATAGCTAGAAACTTTGCTAACCAATTTATTAAGCCATTGTTCCACGAAGTTTATAGGTTGTGTGTCGAGAATGAAGATTACGATAAGGTTGTCGAATTAGCTGGAGATTTCGTAGAAATTAATCCTTCACAATGGGAAGACAAGAGAGATGTAACTATTGAATTAAAATTAGGATACCAAGAGCAAGAAAGAGAAAGCCAAAAGTATTTACAATTACATGGTCTATTCTCACAAGACCCTAATTTAAATCCAATGTACCAAATGCCAAATAGATATGCATTGATGAGACAAGCACTTGAACACCAGGGAATTAAGAATGTGGAAGAGTATTTAACTCCACCTGAGAAACTACCTGAGCCTCAACCTGATCCAATGCAACAATTGCAAATGCAAACGGCACAAAAACAAATTGAGTTACAAGAAAGACAAGCTCAATTAGCAGAAATGAAAGCTCAAATGGATGGTCAATTCCAACAAATGAAATTAGAGCTTGAGAAGATGAAAGCTGAAAGTAGTCATGCACTACAATCAGATAAACAAACACTTAACGAAGAACAACTTGAGCATAAGCGAGAAATCGATAAAGCCGAGCTTGAGGTTCTTAAGAAAACAGATGATGTAAGAGGAATTGCATCACCAACTGGATAATAAGGAGAAGACATTATCATGCAAAAAGAAGAGCAACTAATAAAACTTGGCGATCAAGCCGAGACATTACTTAAGCAAGAGGTTTTTAATACTACTGTAAACCAACTTGTGGAAGGAACATTTCAATCATTTGTTAACTCAAAGCCTGAGGAGACAAATGCTAGAGATAAAGCATATGCTCATTACCGAGCATTAGTTGATATCGTCAATACTCTACAACAGCGAGTAACTGTAAGAGACGAGATCAATAAAAAGAATAGTGACAACAACAACAAAGAGGAATAGCTCCATGGCTAACGAGCAAACACAACAACCCTCTGAAGCTCAACCACAAAATTTAACTGTGGATGAAGCTGCTGACAGCATACTGGCTAGGTGGACTGACGTTGAGAAACCATCAGAGACCGAGACAAATGCAACTGACAATGAACCGAAAGAGACCAAGGAACAAAGTCAGGATAATGAGGAAGAAAAACCAAATGAAGAAAATCTTGATGAGACTAATGAAGACCCTTCAACCGAGGAAGAAACTGAAAGTGAAGACATCGATGACGATGAAGATACAGATAGTGATGATACGACTACGGAGCTATCTGATGAAACTGAAATTGATGTTATCGTTGATGGTGAAGCTCAGAAGGTATCTATCAAAAATCTTAAAAGACTTCATGGTCAAGAAGCCTCACTAACACGCAAGTCTCAAGAAGTAGCTCGTCAAAGAAAAGAAGCTGACGATGCACTATCTAAATCTAGTGTAGTAATGGATGCAATGATTAAAAAGGCTGAAGAAAAGTTTAAGCCTTACAAAGAAGTTGATATGCTTCTAGCATCTAAAACAATGACCGATAAAGATTTCGCCCAATTGCGAAAAGAGGCTCAAACTGCACAAGAAGAACTTAACTTTTTAACCAAAGAAGCTGATGGTCTTTATAAAGATTTACAAGAACAACAAAAAGTAGCTTTAAGTAATGCTGCTAAAGAATGTGTTCAAGTCTTACAAGAGACAATCCCTAATTGGACAAATAATCTCTATAACGACATACGAGGTTATGCAATTGGACAAGGCTTTAATGAGCAAGAAGTTAACAACTATGTTGATCCTAAGGTGATACAGATTTTAAATAAGGCTCGATTATATGATGAAGGTAAAAAAGTGGCTCAAGTAAAGAAAGCCAACCCAACATCAAAAAGAGTATTAAAATCGAAAAAAGCACCACCAACTTCCCAAAGCCAAAGAAATACTAAATTGGCTGAGGCAAGAAAAAGGATGAAGGGTAGTACGGATTTAGATGATGTAGCGAATGTTCTTTTATCTAGATGGGAAACTTAACTTAAACCCTAACCTAAATAAATGGAGGAACTCACATGAGTTTATATTCAACTTACGATCAGGTTGGTAAAGCTGAGGATGTCAGCGATATTATTACAGATATCTCTCCGACAGACACACCTTTTACTACCATGGTCAAATCCGAGAAAGTCTCGGCAAGAACCTTTGAATGGCAGGAAGATAG